AATGGTGTACGCGATTTGGGTGATGATTTCACCGATTTTGGCAGTGTCGGCGGTTGTGGTGGAGTTTGTGCTCGTTTCGGCGGCGGTGGTGGCGGTGACGGCGGAGGAGAGGTTTTCACCTTTCTGCATCGTTTCGTCGCTGGGTTGCGTTGTTTGCCGGGCGGGCAAGGTTTTGGAGAAGAGGTTTTAACCTTCCTGCATCGTTTCGTCGCCGGGTTGCGTTGTTTGCCTGGCGGGCAAGGTTTTGGAGAAGAGGTTTTAACCTTCCTGCATCGTTTCGTCGCCGGGTTGCGTTGTTTGCCGGGTGGACAAGGACGTTCCATCTATATAATGTAAAAAACAAAAAATATTTTTTTTACATATAACAACTTAATCCGCGCCCCTCTCGCATTCTTCTCCACTCACTCGTCGCCAGAGTCCTCATCCTCGGACTTTGAGTCCGACTTGCATTAGAAAAAGTCCCTCTCAGGACTACTTCCTACCTGTTTTCCTCGACTTGTTGTATCTCCGTTTTCGCTGTTTGCGCGTATTTCTCTTTGTAGTTCTGCGTTTTTTCCGCGTATTCTTACCGCCTGCAGCTGGTGCTGCAACCGGCATTGCTGGGCTGTAGTTCCACCCATAGTCCCATTTTGTGTTCAACCACATTTCGTCGTTTACTCTTTTTCCCATTTTCGTTTTCAATTGACTACAATTCTTATGCCAGAATTGCGTTGCCTTTTTTTTCCTTCCATATATCTTACAATTTGCCATTTGTTGGCAATGTTTACTGCGTTTCTCTAAAGGATAGTTCATTGGCGGAGGTTGTTTCTCAGAAATATCATCATAACATTTGTTCATAATTATATTCCGTGCTTTACGCGCTTCTGTATCGGTTTTCCGTTTGTATTCAATCGCTTGTTGATTGTCAGCACTTTTCTTCTCCTGGCTATACGTCGTATTAGCAGCACTTCTTTCCCGTGCCTTGACATCACGCAATCCTTTTCTCTCTAGCGCACCCTTTCCAGTCTTTCCTGCTAGGGTTCCAATTCGACCAACGCCAGAAAACGTACCTTTTACACCATCGCCCACTAATTGTAGAGCACCTACAGTCGTTTGCGAAGCAGTTTTCATACCAGCCTTACCAACATCTGTTGTCGTATCCAGTCCTGCTACACCAAGTCCAGATGCTGTCTTTAATCCACTCATAGCAATATCACCTGTTGTGTTGACCGCTTGATTACTTATCTTTAATGATTGATCAAGTGAGTTTTTGACAAGACTCGTAGCATCTGCCGCTGTCCCGGTAACAGCGTTGAACAGATTGCCAACCGTGTTTCCCATATCTTTTTTTCCTTGTTCCAACGCGGATAAATCACCATTCATTATATATAAATACGGATAATAAATACAGCAACACAGTATAGAATAGAAAAGGACATAAACTAAACAATAGACAATACTATAAGATATGCTTTCAAGCATCATCGCATCGTTCATTTTATTTGCTAGCAAGACGGAAGGTTACGATCCGTATCCGTATAATCCAACCATTCATTCTATGGGGAACCACGGGTTCATGGGAAAACTCCACGCAGAATTGGCACCATTATTTACACACTTCACGGATCGCGTTGTTTACAAGGACAATCTTAGAAAAAGTGTGCGCAAATTATTTGGACCGGATAAGAGCATCCTTGACATTGGATGTGGAACGGGTTTCTCCACGTCGGATGCGCCCGGTTCTATGGGAATCGACACAAGTCTGCCTATGATAGAAAAGGCACGCAAGTTGTTTCCTAATAAATCATTTGCGGTTGGTCATGCCGAACATTGGAATACAATTGAGAAATACGACATTGTTTCGGCAATGTTTTGTTTTCACGAAATGCCACAAGAGTCACGAAAAAATGTTATCAATAACTGTTTACAATATGCAAAAGAAAAATTTGTTGTGGTAGATATTGCCCCTAATTATAACCCTAACAATTACATGCTAGATGGCGAGCCATATTTACCCGATTATTTGGAAAATATTCGTGCCGATCTCGCTCAGTTTGAAGAGATAATTTTGTATCCGAACCACGTTCATATGTGGACGCTTAACGTGCGGTAACTCGTATGTATCATGCGCGCACGCATTTTTCACATCATGCGCGCACGCATTTTTCACAAGGTGACGACAATGGAAGTTCATGTATACAATGTGTTTCCAATTTGCAACACGTTTTGTGCTTACAAGTGGTTCGACGAACACCATGGATACAAACCAATATTTTTCCCCGCCAATACACGGAAGTTCCATTGTGTAAATACATTCTATTTTGAACTCTTTGTAAAGGATTTGTGGGTAGTGGTTCTGGTGATGGTCTAACACATTCGTCACAAACAAAATACTCGCTTCTAGAGCTCATTTGTTTGGCGCAATACATACATTTATATTCACTCATTGTCAGTTGTATAAAAATATAGTTTGTTTATTCTTTAGTTATTTACGTTATGTCTACTACTATATATCATATAACGCAAATCAGCCACCATTTTCCTCAACCCACTCATCAATCGCGTGATACGTATTCATCGACATTTGATACATATGGCAATACACCGACAGTTTTATTTTATTGATGACTTCCTCACTTACTTCGTGTGTATTTTCTTTCAAGATGGATACGAGTTCATCCTCAACCTCGTCGTAATAATAGTCGCGAATCGACTCTTCGACGACGAACTCCGCTTCTTCAACCGGCATTTGTAGTGTGTTGGATTTTTTGATTTCGGGCGCAAATTCATCGCGACAAAATGGACACGTGTTGTTTACCCGCGAGTGCATCGCATAACAGGACGGACACATTTCGTGTCCGCATTTCAGGGTCACCTTTCCAGGAATCGTCTCCATACAAATGGCACATTGCGTAGATGGTTTCGTTTTTGGTTTGCGTACACGACCCCGCGCAATGCGACCCCGTTTTTGGGGCATCTTATTAGGTGACCCCGTTCCCGACCCAGTGAAATGAAATACTCCATATGTGATATCTTTGGTGAATTCGAAGGACACTTGTGGTGCGGATGGCTTTACCGCATTGTTTTCCGAAATCAGTGAAGCAAAACGGTGTTCCTTTGCGTTGTTCATATTTGTGGATTAAGACAAGATTGCCATTTTGATTCAATTTTATTAGATTATCTAATCTTCCGAACCCACATATTTATTCTTCCCTTTACAATGACGCGCTCATCAAAACCCTGCAATTCTTCGCGACATTGCTGTAAGTAATCCTTGAGGTGCGGTTTTCTTTTGCACGGCTCTTCGGAAGGGCAATGGCAATAATCCGGCGACAAATCGACGAATATTACCCGCTCTTTTGCGGTTTTCAGAGCTAATTCAATTATTTTTTTGCGAATATGCCTGGGATGTTCGTGGAGATAAAACATCGAGGTGACAACGTCATATTTGTTTCGCGGTTTCCAAAACAGCACATCTCCGAATTCAAATTTCTTTTCAGGAAACAATTTCATGGCTTTGGAAAGCATCTCTAGATTCGTATCGATACCGAGACTTCCATGCGAAGAGGATGTGGAAAATCCATTACCACATCCTATGTCAAGAATAGACTTGTTTTCCCCCTGTGATTGTATCACGGCTTGTCGTATATTTGCCCAGTTGAACACGCTATCTATAATGTAGGGCGAACCACTTGATTCGCAAGGTATTAGTGCACCGACAGTCATACTCAACGCAATACATCGCAACATGTCGTAATGAATATTTGTTTGTATCTTTATATCTTTACGCATTCTAACAGCGATGCCCACTTGCGTTAGTTTGTAACATTTTCTCTCCAGCATATACATTTACAAAATATTGTGTCGGATAACAAAATGTTAATATGGACTCCTACCGCCGAAACGATAATACCAATACAAATGCTTCCAAATATAACGTAGAATATACTACCCTGATAAAAGTCGTTCTGTATGAGGGATAACACAATAAATCCGAATGACCAAATGACCGCCAAAGTGATAATTAACTTTATTGCTAATTTTGCGACCATTGTGTGGCGTGTAATGTTATTAAATCGTGTCGCACTGTTTAACAGGATATCGATGGATACCCTTTCTCTCCGTTCAGCAAACGGATCCGCATCGGTAATAATGAGTACTTCGTCGGAACCGCTCGACCAATGCTCGCAACGACATACCGGACATTTCCCGTGAATATTTGTTTGCCGCATGACATCGAAACAAATCGCACAAACATGCGTGTCCTTACATATTTCACACGCGTGGACAGCATCGGCGAGCTCATCCACCTCATTCAGGCAGACGCAACAAGATTTCTTCATTACAACCTTTTGTAATCTAGCGTCCAAACCTTTTTCAAAGAGTTTCTTTCAATTTTACTTTGGTTTATTCACTGGTCACACACCAAAACAATGACGGAAACGATATAAAGACCTTAACGTAGTATTGTGTAGTATGATGCGTTTCTCGTTTCCGGTCGTGTTTGCCATGATGTTTCTGCGTAGTGCGCATGGATGGAATCCTTCGAGCTACCCGTTTCTCCCAGCAAGCACTGACACGAGTCGTGTGCGCGAATTAGTGGTTCGCGCGCAGGGCAAAAACAAAAAAATTCTCGACATTGGATGCGGTCAGGGTTATTCGACTGCGGTTTCTCCGGGTAGCGTAGGAGTCGATTCCGAGCGCACAAACATCAAGGCCGCAAAAAGGATGTTTCCCCACAAGAAATTCAGGCAGGAGACGATGGTCTCATTGAACCCTGATGAAACTTTTGATGTGGTGACCTGTATGTTTTATTTTCACAAGGTTCCGCGGTTTCTTCGAAAACAGATCATTTCCAAAGCAATCCGAATGGCAAAGGAGCGGGTAGTTGTTGTGGACGTTTCCCCGGACTATTTGGCTGGTCCTGAAATGTTTAAGCAAAGCACCTTTCTACCGGACTATTTCAAAAATTGTCGACATGATTTATCGGATTTTACAGAGTCGACTTTGGTCGATGGTATGCTAAGCATTTGGGTGTATGATGTCTGAGCATACACTAGACTACATTAGACTAAAACGCGCAAACTATGTCTGCGAGTCCACAAGTTGAATAGTAATCAATATTAAGCTTACTATGCAGCACCTTTCTCACCGCAGACATCTTCTTTGTGCGCGCGATGCCCCTGACCTTTTGAACAAAATCTGGTGCCTTGCACAGACAATTCTCATAGTGAAGCGACAAGTTTTGAACCTGCGAACCGTCGGCGCGCTTCAACGGCTTGAACTGAATATGGTGCGAGTGTTCGCGTTTTGTTCGGGTTTCTTTGTTCAACCATTTCACAAAGTATCGACGCTCTTCATCGGGTAGAAACCATACCGACCCCGATCCAGGCAAGTCAATCACGGATTCGCTTTCGTCTAAACACCATCCGCGCGGTTCAAAGTTGCGCGACACCGTCTCTGATTCCAATACCATAGTGCCAGGTTCTGGTACATCGACAACCACGCCAAATATGGCCGGTTCGACAATAATGTCGTCTTCTGTGATGTCGTTGCGGTTGATATAGTCTCGAATCACTTCGTTGGAGAAATTCATGCTGAGACGATAGCCACCGATAACTTGACGGGCGTGTGCGTAGACAATGTCCCCAACTTTAAATCGCGGTTTGGTGGGCGTCATCGTTTGATTGTATACAAACGTATCCTGCTCGTTTAGTAGGAAGGTCATTGTTTGTTATATACGCTACGCTCGCATCCTTAGAACGAAATTCAATTTTATATAATGAATTAAAGATTAATTCTCATTATACAATAACATGGGTCAGGACAACGCACATAATACGGAAATTCACACGGGTGACAATATGTGCGTGAAGACCGAGATTATGGACTCGGGTATTGCTGGCGCCGGGAAGGGGCGTTTTTTCATGGAGGACTGTAAAAAGGGAACCATCGTTCGCGTTCAGTCCATCGACACTGATTTGTTCGTTTACAACAATCTGGAACAGTTGAAGCAAGCCGATCCCGACGCCGTTATCAACTTTGCACATACCCGCCCACGCGATTCTGACGTGGAGGCGTCCGAGGTCTTTATCAACAAAGAGCGGCTTTACACCAACCATTCAAATGAAAATAACATTGCGTTCAAATTCGTTGGAAATAAGAAGCTTGCATATACCACTCGCGATGTGAAGGCTGGCGAGGAAATGTTTCAAAACTACAACGACTTTTCGGCGGTCGCATGGTACGAAACCTATCTTCATTCGCTCGGAAAAATGAGCCTTCGTGAATTCGCTCGCTGTCTCGATGATAACGGACCGCCCGAGTCAAAATACTCAAAAGACACAAAAGAAGCAGAGATGCACACATAAAAAGTATGCAATTACGGCGTTTTCGACCTGTTGGGTGCGTTGCCTTTCTTTTCCTTCCGGTCTTTGTTGCGCGAATCCTGTTCAAGATACTCCATATAATCCTTCTTCTTCAACTGGATGAGTTTATTCTCGTTTGCGTCCAACAAGTTCAAAAAAACCGCGCTTAAAAATTGTTGTCTGTTATTTGTCTTCAATTCGTAATAGTTTGGATTGTAATCGTTTTCCACCAAATAGGTGTGATACTCAATAAGACTTTCGTCGATCGGAAGTGTATTATTCTTATTGGCCAAGATATTCAATACGTTCACGTTGTTGTCAGAGACCAGATTGATGATGATGTACTCTCCATTGGTAACATTTACGAAGAGTGGGAAAATATTATCGTTACAAATCTGCCGCATTCCTTCGTCGAGCAAGATTCGGTATTCGCGGTCTTCTCTGTTTTCGAGTTTCCACTGATTGATTTTCTGGCTGCATTCGTCCTTTCCAATCACCTCAAGCTTGTTCAGACGCGCCAGTTTTACCCGAAGCATATCTTGGCGGGTAAATATCAACCCCGTTGATTTACATAGCACGGACATCATCGTGAATAGTTTTACCAGCCTGTTTTTTGGCAATAACACCATTTTAATACGTGTGTATACATAATAGTTTACATTTATATTATTTGTTCTTTCTCCTGGATATAAGCATGGCGTCTAGCGAACTTCCCTGGATCTTCTACATCATCGAAAACCGCGGATGCACATACGCCGGCGTCTCGCCCGATCCGGTGCGTCGATTGCGGCAACACAATGGGGAAATAACGGGTGGCGCCAAGTATACTACGAGCAAAGGGCCTGGGTGGACGCACGTGTGCTTGGTCGAGGGATTTCGCACGAAGATTGAGGCGCTGCAGTTCGAGTGGGCGGTCAAGCACGCGCCGCCTCGTAACGCGGGCGGCATCGCCAATCGAATCAAGAAACTTTACGTGATTTGCGCAAAAGAACGTTGGACGTCAAAGGCGCCTCATGCGTGCGATATTCCACTCACCATACGCTGGGAGCACTACGTCAACACGGAACACGAAACGCTCCCTGATTATGTGAGCGAGGTCGGGATACACTGAACCATGAAAATAATGTGAAAGAGGGGAATTAGCTCAAATGGCAGAGCGGATGATTTGCATTCATCAGGTAGAGGGATCGATGCCCTCATTCTCCACATATTCAATCTACAACCCAAAAAAATAATTCAATAATTTATCATACATAATTTATCATACATTATGTATATGAAGTGTTTACCTTTGTGCTATATTGGGATTGCCTTTTTGGTTGCCAATGTGATTATGACCATCACGTGCGATAAGGGCGCGCAAAAACAGGCCTTTTACGACACGCTCACGCCCGAGTTGGTCACGAAGTATGAAGGCATCATCGAAGAGCGCAAACGTATTTATTTCACCGGTTACGCCTACGGACTCATATTGGCGTTCGCGTTGGTCGCCTATGCCAAGAAAATGAAGAAACTGGGGACGAGCGGTGGCATATGCGCGATGGCGGGCGTCACCCTGCTGACCAACTACTTTTACTACATCCTTTCCCCGAAGAGCGATTCCATGGTGATCCATTTGGAGAAGGAGGAGCAGCGCGTGGAGTGGCAGAAGATTTACCGCACCATGCAGGTGAAGTATCACTCGGGTCTCTTGCTGGGCATTGTGGCCGCCGGGTTCTTCGGCGCGTCCACGTGCGCCAAGTTTTAAATACTATATTTTGTGATTTACGAAACATAGTATTGTATTTCAGGTCATATCCAGTTATTCACCAGATTCCATCCGGGTTGCCATTTCGGCGTATTGTGCCTCGGTCAAGGTGAAAGCCGACCCGCGGATTTTCCCGGCGCGGTGTAGCGCCAGTTCGTCGTCGACGAAGCGGATGTCCAGCGTCCGCTGGTACGTGTAGAGTCCCGCGTCCTGCATTGGCAGAACCCATGCGGTGTCGTTGCTCTCGTTATGATGGGAATGCCACCAGCCCGGCGGCGTGACAAAGACACC